AGACCTGTGAAGCTAGATACTTTCTGTTTACCAGTAGCACCAACCATCAGAATCTTAGGAGTACCGCCAGAAGCAAATACCTCAGCAACTACTTCTTTCAGCAGAGCCTCAGTAAATGTACGTGCTGTACCGTCTGTACGAGTTGATACACCGATAGTTGTAGGATCACCAGTAGTATTAGCAACAGAGTTAGTCTTGATCCATGACAGCAACGAACCCATCTTACGAGCAGTAGAGTTAGTTGTACCAGCCGAACGACCTTGGTTAGCCAAGAGGATAGTCTCTAGGTCACGCTTCAGCTCTTGTGAAGCCTTAGCTAACTGGTATGCCTTCTCAGACTTACGACCTGCTTTGTTAACTGTGTCCAGAGTGCCAGAGACTTTAATAGTCTTTTGCAGAATCTGAGTATAGTTACCCAAGCGAGTTGTTGGCGACAAAGTAGCGTCAGAAGCATCAGCACCTTCAACAGCAGCATTGTTGGTAGTTGCAGCAGCCAACGAATCCGTCTGCCATTCATGAAAAACTGCCGTTGCCTTGCTCTTACCAATACTGGACATGAAGGGAGTAGTTGTTGGACTGATATCATAAATGATATCGGTGAGGTCTTCGCGTTGTCCAATCGCGTCATAAGCATTATAAATAGCCATGATTTAATCCTTTATATAAATCGTTCAAATACACTAGCTGCATCGCGGACACTTCCGCTTGATCTAGCTCGTGCCTTTAGTTTCTTAATTTCTTCAGCATTACTATCTCTAGGTTTGCTTACGCCTGACTTAATCGCTTTAGGAGCCTCGTTCACCTTCTTGGTGATAGCTGGCTTACTTGCGACTAACTTGTCGTACTGCATCGCCTTATACAGAGTTAGTACAGCCCGACTATCATAGACAGCCGCTAATTCGTTATCAGAGAACCCAATCTGCTTACCAAAAGCGCGAATATCATTTCTGATAGCCTCACCCTTAGCAGGATCAGTAAACTCAGGGATATAGCTAGACAATTTCTGCATTTCCTCAGCCACTACGGACTGCATCTGCACTTGTCTATCCTGCTCCTGTTGCTGATTGATTCGATGTCTCTCAGCTTGTACAGCAGCTAGTTGCTTATCTCTCTGAATCATCTCGGCTACCTTTACAGAGTATCCAATAGGATCAGTCTCTTTCAGGTACTCAAGATTTTCCTCTTGCTGTTGAGGAACAAGCATTTGCTCAATCATCTCAAGTCTCTGCGCATACGTATCGCGTAAGGCTTTAGCTTCTTGAACAGCTTGACGCTCTGCCTCTACGGCTTTGCGCTCCTCAGCTACTGCTTGCGATTTCTTGGTGTAATCCGTGCCAAGTTGATAAGACTTGATAAGCTCATTAAGCGTTACCTCACGTTCTTCTCCGGCTGCTTTAACCAGATACGTGGGCTGCTCTTGCTCCTCACCGTCATCATCTTGTTCTACCTCAGACTCATAGTCTGATTCGGCATCGCTTTCGTTAGCTTCTGAAGCGGAGTCTGGTTGTTCCTTGTCGGAGCCATCTTCCCGATCCATCATGCTCAAGAAAGCGTTAGCTGCACCTTCTACCGTTAACTCACCACTACCCTCGGGTGTCGTGTTCTGAGTATCGCTCATTTATGTTTCCTTAATTATATCGCCAACCGGACGATTCGGACTACAAAATCTTTAACTTTTTTTCATCAATAATCTTTTGATCTGCCAATCCTTGAATGTAATTATCAATAGACTCTAAAACCCTGAGACGCAAATACGACTGCTCACGTACCTCTACATCACCATAATCACTATTTAGAAACTTGGCTAACTCAACACCCCTGAGTTCTTCCATCATCTCAATAAAGTAATCGTCTCTCAGTAAGTTATTAGCCCAATCTGATTTCTTCATTACATTCACCTAGTCAGAGAGCCTAGTTCACGTAAAGCCTTCAACGTCAACTCAGCCTGTTTATTCTTCGTATCCTCGTCAGCCAAGTCCATAGCCAGTATAGTCTGTAGTTGCTTAACTGCTAACTCAGCTTCTCTGATACGTAGATCATTCGCATCGTTCTGGTTCTTCATCTGAAGCTCTATACCCTTGCTCGTATATTCGGCTTCGAGTGTCTGTCTCTGCAGATCAAGTTTAGCCGCATCGATTTGAGCTTTTGCCTGAATCTTTTCTGTTTCCACCTTTGCCAGCATCTCAGCAATCTCTGCTTGGGCATCCGGTGTAGGAGGCTGTGGCTGAGACAATGCCGCATTTTGTTCCGGTGTGATCTCATTCATAAACTCGTTAGCATCTTTGAAACCTGCTGACTCAATGAACTTAGCTAATGTATTGCGGTACTGAGCCACAGATACCAATGGGTTAGATGGACCATATTGCTGAATAATCTGCTCTTGTTTCGCTAGAACCATCTGCAACATAGCTAACTTCTGATCTCTGTCACCTGAGCCTAGACCAACATTAACGCTAATATCGTACTCATTTGCCCATGTTCTAGGATCAAACGTCACGTACTTACCACGCATACGAACGATTCTAGGCTTGTCCTGATACTTGCCCAATAGATGCAAGATGCCTCTAAACAGACTCTTTACGCCTGTCTCAGCAAAGATACGAGCGATTAACTCTAGCTTGCCTGAGTTTGACTTCATCATTGCAGCCACAGCAGTAGCCGTAACATTGCTCAGAATGTCTGGATCAAGTCCTTGCTGTGCATCGCTAACGCCTGTACGTTTAGCCTGAACTGCATCCAAGTATTCCAGCATTGGCATTGCTTGACCAAATGTACTCTGAACCGTTAATGGAACCAGCGCATTAGGGTTCTTGATGCGGATAATTCCACCCGGAGTAGCATTGAGCAAGTCATCCATATTGACCTGACCATCTACAGCACCTACTCGATTGTTGTTAGTTAGATACAGATTGTCTAAGCTCTGACGAGTTATCGTGGACTTCTGTAACTGAATATCCATCGTCCTATCTGCCAGAGATTGACCAAAGAACTTATGCGGTACAGGTATAGGACAGATAGAGTGGAATGGAACATAGTCTGTTTCTTCGTCCTCAAGTATCTCAGAGCCGCAATAGACAATACGGCGTAACTCAGCAATACCGTCATCATCTTCATCAATACGGATATAGCACTCGTATACCTCTAGCACCTGCATAGAGAAGTCTAGAGACGTATTCTGGTCTGGCTGTTCACCATTAGGGAACCTTGCAATACGTTCAGCATTGAACTCAAGATCGTTATATGTTGGCAATTCGTCAACTGTATCCTGATCGTAGCCAATAGCGATTAACTCTGAGCGAGTCATTAAGCGACGATGTGCTACGAAACTAGCTTGGTCAATAGTCTTGGCTGACTTGCTGATAAGGAATTCTTCAGGCGGTACGTTCTCAATCCTCACCTGACCTGTCTCTTTAATGCGCTGTACCTGAACTTCAAACTTAGGAATCTGTATGACATTACCCATCATGTCCGACATTTCCGTATATTCTATTTTCTGTTTGGTAACTTTTAGAGTCTGATCCGATAGCAATAACGCCAGTTCATCCTCTGACAGATTCTCGTATTCTTCCTTCGTTACGTCTGTAGACTGATCCCAGTATGACTTAACTACGCCTACCTTTTGCAGCAGAGCATCTTTAAACCAATTATGAAGGATAAGCATCCCATCATTATCACGATAGAAAGCCCAATTACAGTAGTCTGTAGCCTGTCTAGCTGATTCCTCATCACCCGGACTCTTAGGCTCAAAGTAGACAATATCTTCGGTAGTCGTAAATACACGCATTAACTGTGGCAATGCACCATCGATAGCCTCAGCTACCTCACCAGTTACGATCTGGCTGCGACCTTCTTGCTCATTACCGTAAGGATAGCGTAAGTAATACTCTAATGCCCTCTTACGATCTTCGGTAGTCTCGGTATCAAGATAACCAATACTGTTATCTATTTCGTTCTCGATAATACCTTTTACTTTGCCTTCATCCATCATAATGCGTTCCTCTTAGGATTTTCGCAATTATACAATCCATTTAGTGTTAATGGGCAAATCTGACTGCCATGAAGTCTCGTCTTGGTCAAGGCTTATCGCTAAGTACCTGAATGCGTCTGCTGCATGGCTAGACCAGTCGTGAAGCGGCTTGTCGTAGAACACTTGCTGCCTCTCGTTATATTCTCTACGGTAGTTCCTGAGCGCATCTAAGCCTGTCTTAACTTTATGGTCGAACCAGCATTGCGGTAGTAGCCTTCTAACGGCTTGTATGCCATCTGCAACCGACAATCTAGGAGCTACAGTTATATCCAGTCCTGCTTCCTGTAGAACCTCTTTACGGCTCTTTCCTGTGCCTAGCTCTCTGACTTCGACGTCATGAGGCAAGAACTGCGTGTAGCCTTCGTAGCCGTTATCTTTGAGCCAGCGTACATACCAGTCCAGACCGACACCGTGGTTCTCCGTAAAATCAATGAGACGTACTTCTTTTCCAACCACCTGAGCAACCCACAGAGAAGTAGAATCGCTAATCCCCAAATCCCAAGCAACATAAGACTTACATAAGTCATCAGGCTCGATAGTGGTGATCCGGTTCTTCTCCTCAAGATTGTTGATAATCTGCCCATAATAAGAACCCTCTACGGCTGCATCAAAGCTGCACTCAAACTCTTGGTTATACTTGTCATCGCCCATTTCCTTACGAGCGTCTTTGAGTTCTTTATCCGCTAGTATCCCTGTATCACTAGCCTTAAACTCTAGTAGTTTCCAGCCTTCAGCAGTTTTAGCCCTGTCTCTAAAGTCTGCAAAGTGGTTCCTACCTTTAGGCGTTCCAATGAATAAGCACCACGTAGGGCTTTCATCAGTATTCCTATCAGCTAATGCTGGACGTATAACTTCATTCCATATCTTAGGGTTTTGATCGCCTATCTCGTCAAGGATAACGCCATCGAAATACTGCCCACGCAAGCTATCAGCATTATCAGAGCCGTACAAACTAATGCGCCTACCCCAAAAGTCAACTCTAAGCTCGCTGATGTTAGCCACAGCCCCAAGAGGACGAGTAAATTCCAGCAGGTAATCCCAAGCCACGCGCTTTGACTGTGCGTAAGTCGGAGCAATATAGGCAAATCGTGGGTTTTGTTTAGTGCACTCAATGGCAGCTTTCACAAGATGGTTGATTGCGCTGACAGTTTTCCCGAATCTCCTGTGAGCAACTACAACAGTAAACCTATGCTTATCTACAGCCTCATGAATCTGCTTCTGTAGCTCTCTAGGCTTGTAAGGTATGACTATTTCTGCCATGTAACCACGTGCTGCTGAGGAGCACCATCAACGCCACTTATCTCAGTCCTAGCCAGCTTAGGTATATGGTACTCACTTAGCTTATTCATTAGATCAAGTGCCTTATAAGGATCATCTTGAGCCACTTCATTGAGCCATCTGTCCATGTTCCCTGCATTGCGCTCTAATAGGTTAGCAATAGCCTCTCGGACTATCTGAGTGCTCTTATTAGGCAATCCTTTAGGTCTACCCGGTCCTGCTAGTCCTTCTCCGATTTTCGGCGTTTCTTTAACAGTATTTGTTTCCATTTTTGCATTATCCTCTGGATGTCATGCTTACTTAGGCTGGAACATTGGATTCAATGTATATCCACCTTCTTTTGTTGGGTATGTTGCTTCACGTAAATCGAATACTTCAGATAAGAAATTACCTTGTTTGCCTTTGCTATATCCTAATACCGCATCATGACCTGCATTTCTTACAGTATTTGCAATAGCGTTTTCTCTTAAAGCATATTTAAGTTGATTGCCTTTTTGACTGTTTTGAACAATATTTTCAGCCGTACTTGGATCACCACCATATTTTGACAAAAACCCTTCTACAGCTTCAAAGTATGTTCTTGGATCATTTCTTTTTATAAAACTTAAACTAAGTATCCTACTCACATCTTCATCAAGTTCTTTAATTGCCCCTTTACCTTTAATAGCATCATAAGCAACTTCTGGTGCTTTACCACCCGTAGCCCCTTTTATAAACAAAGGGTTTCTAAGTAGTGTTTCACCTGTAATTTTTTCTGTCCCACCATAATATTTACCAGCACCAGTTCCGCTATAGTATCTAGCGTTACCAGAACCTTCAGGAAGATAGAAAACTCCTGTACGTACTGACTCCATCCCTGATTGCTCTGGAACTTGGTTTCTCTGAACTCGCATCAACAAACCTTCATTTGTAATTTGAGCATTTGGAGTATTTTGCACAGCAGAGATAAACTCGCTTGATTGAGGCAAGTTAGTTTTCATTGGTATTTGACGAGCAACAGCCGGACTGATAGTTCCAGCAAATCCGCTACCTGCTTGCATTGCTTGCTGACCATACGGACTATTTATCCATGCACCTGATGCCATTTCCTGAGCAGTCTTAGGTTCACCCAATAGACCAACTCCAGCCCTTTGACGAGCCTCACTACCTAACTGAGCAGCAAATTCCTGTGGATTATTCATTAACAAGCCTAAACGAGCCGCTAAAGCCTGTTTTTGCTGGTCTATGTAATTCAACCCCTGTGTCAATAATCCGTCAGCCATAGAATGCCTCGTACATATCTGGTCTGTTAGTCTTTATCCATTCCCTCGGTTCTTCATGGCACTTAGCAAAGTCGTTTCCAACCGTCTGCGATCCTGCATGATGAACGTATCCACGACTAACAAAGTGAAAATACCCTGCTTTGCCTAAGTCATGGCATATTATATTGTCTGAATACCAATTAGTGCTAGGGAATTGTGCTACATCCCATGCCTCTTTACTTATAGCCGCAAAAATAGGAGCAATGACATCAGTCATCTTGATGTGTAACTCGCTCTCCCACTTTAACGCTGAAAATACGTCATCTTCCTCAGCTACTCGTATATTCTGTGCTGGTAGTACGTAATCCGATCTAGCACCTAAGAATCCAACCTTAAATGACTTGCTGACGTACTTATAATCTGCTTGCATCTTCTCAATAGTATCTGGAGTCAATACTACGTCATCATTAGCAATGATTAGTGAATCGTAATGCCCTGTATTAAAGGCATAGGAGACAATCTGATTATACGCATCTCCGAAATTGGCAGAAATATTTGGTCTGAACACGACTCTATCGTTGCCAAGTCTCTTTCTAACTTCTCCCCACAACTCCAAATTATCTGCACTAATGTAAATTGGCAATTCTCTTGCATATTGATTAATACTTTCCAATAGTACGTGGATGCTTGGACTACCGACCGTAGCGATTACGATTGCTTGCAAAGGATCACCTTCATAGAATCTACTGCTCGTGGAGTACGCATAATTTCCTGATCGGGAATGTTTTTATCCATTAATTCCTGACCAAACTCTGACAACTTGAACTCCATTGACGATAGGTTAAATCTATCCTGCCATCCTAAATACCAATGCCACTCGGTATAGTACAGCCAGCTATTTTCGTTAAACGCTCTAACGTGGGTAGGGTCTTGCCATGCACCTAAAGATAACTCATACGGCACGCTAATGTGAAACTCGCCACCTACCTCAAGCAAGTCCTTACAGTTAGTCATTGCAGCCACTAAATCAGGTATATGCTCTAAAACGTCATTTGCGATGATTGTTTTAAACATTCCTTTTTCTACAGTCACTCTGCCAAATCTAGGACTGTCTATAACTTGACCAAACTCTACCTTAGATATGTCGCACCACCAGTCAGGATTGACTCTTAGCAATATGTCAGCGTTAAAGTATGAATCTTTCCAGTCCTTGCCGGAACCTAGATTTAACGTCTTTGGAATCACCACTTAACCTTATTCGCCCAAAACGCCGCACTCATCTTGCCTTTAGCAATATTACCCGCATGACGAGCCTTGAATGCCTCATTACGCTTGCTACCGTCTGGACTTCCACTTACCCCTTGCTGACCGAAACGAATCAACTTAACCTCGTCTCCGTCCTTCGCAAGTACCGCATGACTCTTGGTAGGATGGCTAGGAGTTTTCTTAGGCTTGTTATAGCCAGCAAATTCCTCTTTACCTCGCTTAATCATTTCTTTTTAGCTTTATTCTTGGCAGTACGAGAACCGCGCATAGGCAATGAAATCTCAATCTCAATCTTGCCACCCTTCTTGCCGTTCTTTTCCTCTTTATCTTCCATCATGCAATTTTTACCACCCTTACATTCACCACCCTTGCATTTTGGACAAGATTTCATGCCTTTCATTTTTTCCCCTTTTTAGCAGGTTTAGCAGTTTTAGCAGCTTGCACAAAGTCAGCCTTAGTCGGAGCACCTTTAGCACCAACCTTTTTCATCTTCTCGCCAGAACCTTCGGCTATACGCTTACGTTTAGCTAGGATATTACTGTAAAGTCCAGTTTTCATTTCTTTTTCTTTGCCTTTCCAGCAACAGATAGCATTATTGCTGTCGCTTGTTTCTTAGATTTAACCACAGGACCACCTTTACCGCTATGCAGAGTGCCAGCCTTAAACTCGTTATAGACTTTGCTCATCTTTTTATCGGCTTTTGATTTCTTCATCATAAAATAACCTCTAAATGTTCATTATCAAAAAGTAATCCTATTGTCTTTCTATGCGCTTCTTCCCACATTTCCACTCGCTCAGATTTAGATAAATCCTTCCCCTGATCTAGCTCCATATGGCATCTATAGCATAGCGCAGCAACTCGATAATCATTAGCCTTTATACCACGACCTTTGCCATCTCTCAACTGGTTTGAGTGAGCAGCCACAACAGTTCCATCCTGTATCAAGCAATGCTGGCAAGGAAAATTCCTTACTAACTCAAGCAGTCGTTTGCTTCGATACATTGACGCTTTCTCCATAACGATTTAACTGACGATATTGTCTCTGCATGGTTGCACGTAGGACATACATCTACAGCATCATCAAACACATATCCGCAACGTATTCTTAGCACTTCGTCACGTTCACCAATCCAGTTGCAATTATCGCAATAAACTTTATCCATAATATTGATTTCCTGTAACGTAATTTACATTAAATTTTGCTATTATTTTCAAGCAGTTAGTGGACTGCTATTTCTCGGGAGAAACAAATGTTTGCATTAAATATTGAAGGCGTAATGTTTTACTTTGAGTCAGATGATGTAGAAATTTATGAGTTTGATGAAGATGGTGTCGCATACTGGTTTGATGACGAAGAAGAAGTCTGGTACTACTTCGATGAAGAATACTATGACTGGATCGAGTGCGAAGATGATTGCGAAGAATAATCATTGAGTTGATCTTTCAACTTGACGATTACTAGCTTCTAAACTTCTCCAGCAGTCAACACGAGCCTGAGCGGCTACGAGCATCCAGCGTAGTCGTTCAGCCTCCTCTACAGCCTCTCTTAATCCTTCTACACAAGCAGCATACTCAACCGTAGTATAAGCATCTGCTTCTTTATCTGCCATCGTACTTTTCAAACTACGTTGAAAGCCAATAGCCTTAACTGTTTTTCTATGTTCAGTTAAGTAAACAACCTGAGCTTTAGCAGCAGCATATTTCTCAGCATTCTTAATCATAAAATCAATTGCAGAATTAGGATCGATATTCATCTGATAGTTTCCATATTAGAGTTTTAGCATCGTCAATACTTGTAACTACATTAACTTGACCTTTCCAGAGTCTGTGCCAATTAACTTGATCTGGAGTAAGTACCTTTTTATCACCGTCCTTAATCTCAAGCAAGAAATTTCTAGCTTTAAATCCTACTAGAATATCTGGTACGCCTTTACCTATTGCATGTAAGTGTTCAACCGTACAACCCATATCGCGTAAAGCCTTAACGATCTGAGTCTGGTTGTTATCTACCCTTTTGTAAACCATACGCCATCTTCTCCCTTAGAACCTAACTGCCATTGTTCCCTACAGTCTTTCTCTAACAACTGAGCCGTTCTATCTCCGCGTTTTTTGCGGACAATAGACAGATATTCGATGGCTTTGTTTCTATCTTGAGTACGCCACTTTAATATTTGGCGAACTTCACATCTATATCGATGTTCCTCTGAGTTATCAGGCACGGAAACTACCTTTGTTATCAAAGTCTATAGGCTGACCACCTAACGTATCTACGAATTGCTGGCTGTTGTGCTCAAAGTACATCCCATAAAACTCCTCAGCCTCACCATTTCTTTGCTTCTGGCACATTAGAAACATATCTGGCTGCTTCTCGTCATAGTCCTCATTGTTCCTACGAGCGTTCTCCTTCTTTTTATTACGCCATACTAAAAACACGTTGTCCACCTGATCCGCAATGCTTCCAGAACCCTTTAAATCGGTCTTAGAAGGCTGTATCTCCTCAGACTGTAACTTGCGTATGTGGTGAACTAAATGAATGTGTACGTGATGATCTCTAGCCAATGCACAAAGCTCGTCAACAAATGACTTTTGCTCGTTTAATGAGTCCTCTGCGACCACACACTTCATTAATGAGTCAATGAAGATATGTTTTATGTTAAGTTCAACAGCGCAATACCTAGCCATTGCTATCGTTTTCTGTGGAGTAGTAGAACCTTGTTGGTCGTAAAGATACAGATTCTCGTCAATGAAATTAGTAAAACGTCCTAAAACACCACGAATGTAGCCTTCTTTGTCGTGAGTCAATGGGATGTTTATATTCTCACCTGCAAATTGTCGCAACATACGGACAATGGTAGTTACAGGTTTCATTTCGTAGGAGGCAATGCATACCTTTAGGTTCTGTTTTACTAAACCTAACGCTATCTGACCTGTGACTAAAGACTTTCCACCGCCATTGCTGCCAGCATAGACTGTCACCTCACCTAGCCTAAATTTAACGTCTGAGTGAGTTTTAATCCACGGCATTACTGCATCGTCAGTCTTTTGAGGATCAGTATAGTTTTGGTAAATCTCATCTAGCCAGCTATTAGCAGACTTAACGTGAGCAGATAAGTCACTAGCCTTTAGGTATTTCTCAATATCAATCTGACTTGATTTAATGATATTACGGTCATTGTAAAGTCGTTCCGCTATCGTATTAATATTATCCGACATATTTAACTGCCTCCATTATCCTAGCCTGTGCTTTCTTCATTCGACCTCTATCTTCTTCCGATAAAGGTAGTCCTTGTGCCATTGTGTAAGCTGCTACTGATACTACCCATGCCTCGAATTCAATGACTCTGAGCAAGTCTGAAGCATAATACTTTCTTTTGACTTGAGGCAAGTCTTTATTTACGTTAGGGAATAGATCATTCATATCCATGCCAATAGCACCCAAAATATCTTGAACGCTGCAATCAGCAAAGCACTTGATTAGGATACGACCATCGTCTAATTCTCTTATCGCTAGGCTAGGACTCTTATCAGTATGAGCAGGGCAGCAAGCCGTATAAGCCCCGTTACGACCTTTAACTTTCTCTAGTCGGCTTAGTATGTTCTCTATCATTTCCACCCCACTAAAGGTGCTGATGATGGCTTAACATCTTTTTTAAACCAGTCTGCTTGGAATCCAGCCCATCCTCTATCGCACATTGTTTCAATTGCTTTCGTTAGTGGTATCCCAGCTTTATCTGCCTCATTCCTTAATCGTTTAATTACTAATTCAGTAAGTGGTGCTTTTTTATTACTTCTTAGTTTTTTAAAATCTTTCCAGAGTTCTTCAGAAATATCATCAGGACGCTTTAGCGTATTCTTCTCTGTCTCTATCTCTCCCTCTCTCTCTGTCTCTCTCTCT